ATGTAGTGTTTCACTACTTCACGACGTTCCATACAAGTGTCATATAAAGCCTGGGTGATTGGAGTACGATTGCCTATGGTGTCCATAAAGTTTTCATATTCCTCCCGGCCTAGTTTTGTTCGCCGATCAAACTTGGGTTGAATGACAAACTCTTCGTCAAATTTGTGATGCTCCAGGAAAACTGTGTGCTGCACTCGGCCCTCCAAGAGAGCTGGTGTCTGCACCATTTCTTTTTTATTCTTCCAGCTGTACGGGCATTTAATGACCGAGGTTAGATCGTGAGATCTAAAGGCTGGGATCTCTGCATACTGTTCGTATGGGATATCGTCATACATTCCTATTTTAAACTCTTTCATTCTCTATCTCCTCCAATTCTTCCCTGGTTAAATCAAAACAATTCAAATTCCCGGCCACAGTTCTGCGCTCGCCTTCACCAAAGAAAGGATAAACACAATGCTGCATCCAGGATGGAAACATCAATAGTTTGCCCGGCTCTGGTTTTACATAGCGCGATTGAGAGGGCCTCAGTTTCTCTGGATCCCCGGTTTGATTCAAGCCATAGGTAAAATTTATAAAGCCGTCTATGGCGCCAGAATTTTCATACAGCTCATATCTCAGACTGTCTTCTTCGTCTGGTTTAACTATTTGATCTGGCACTTTGGTCCAGGTGGTAAAAGAGATGCCCATATTCGACGCTGTTAAATGATCGTGAATAGGGTTGTAATCACCCTCATAACTGTGGACTGACCACAGCTTATCTATACTTATTTTCTTCGGTTTCAAGGGAGATTTAGTATACTCGACGAAATGTTTTAGATAAGCCATGCCCAGACTCTCAACAATGCTAACAAAAGGTGTCAGTAGATTATCCATGTAATCCATACTGAGCTGTTCGCCCTGGCGAATCTGGCCCACCAAAAATTTGGAGGCTGATTCTTTATGTTTGTCGGATCTTAAAACGTCCAGGTAATTATTGAGATTTGCCACTACCTCTTGTGACATATTGTGTTGCATCATAAGAGCTGCGGGTAAAGAGTAAACCTCATATTCTATTTCTTTGCTCACAATGGTTCCTCCCTCCATGGTTCTTGTTCCTCTACCTCTTGGATCAATTTATCCAGGTACCAACGTGCTTTCTTGAGGTCCGTTAATGGTTCGTCTTTATACTCCCAGCGATGAAGGTACTTGTAGATCGTTCCAACCAGGTAATATTTAAAATTTGGGCCCAGCTGGTGCTCGATGTATTCGATGCTTTCCAGCGGTGCTTTTTTGTAATGATCTGGATTGATTTTATCTATCATTTTTATTTCCTTGGTCATTGGGTGAGCTGATACAAACATGAATGAAGTTTAACATTTAGGGTGCCCACCCAATGCCGTTTAGGTGGTGGATGGAGTTTTCAAGTGTTGTGAGACATCTAGGAGAAAACCACCCACCGGGATCAATTCAAAAAGGAATGTTATCGTCTTTGAAGTCGTCTTTGTTGTTCGTTTCTTCTGGCGGCATTTCTTCCATAAGTTTTTCAACAGGTGTGTCCTCAAACTTTTGTTTTGCGGCCATCCATTGATAACTGGCTTCAATGTCACGTTTATGCCAATCATTCAAAGATTCAAAAACATCGCACATGGCTTTGGTTTCTTCACTGGAATTGCCAGTAAACTCAGCACAGTAAACGTCGATATCAAAAAGCACTATGTCATTGTGTGTCTCTACCTTCTTAATGCCATCCTTCGGTTCTCTGAGCGCCATAATCTTTGGATTACCGCCCTCACCGAAATCACTCTTTTTTGTAAGACCAATTTCAATCTTGGCTGTGCAACCAATCAAGTTATCCATATCAAATGAATCGATTTCTTCTTGGGTTAAACTTTTACCGCGCCAGCTCTCAATATCTTTTTTCAATGTTGCAGCTTCAAACAAAGATGCAGTGTAAGTTTTAAATGCGCCGAATGGTCTGCCGTCTTCCATCATTACTGTATTGGTTGAAGGATCGATTGCCTCAGTGATCTCAAATCCGAGATGCACTCTTTTTTTCTTGCTGACCACGCCTTTGTATTCTTGGTCTGACTCACCCAGATCTATGATACTGTAGCATGTTCCTTGATAGATACCTGGTTCCAGTTTGGGGAAGTCCCCACCGCCGCCGCTGCTGCTGATTGTTAAGCTCATAATAAATCTCCTACCTTATGTATTTGCAAAATTTAATAAACTTGGATATTATCCTATAACCCCTAGCATGTCAAAACAATAGTAAAAGAAAATAAGGATGATTGATGTCATTAAAGATAAAAGGACCTAAACCCAAAAATTTCAGCGCCCCATTTACCGGGGATTACATAACACAATTCAGCGATTTCTTAGCCAGCAATGGCTATGAACCCGATCCCAAGAAGGGACTGGTTACCGATGGCTCAGTGGGTAGAGCGTACATCAACATCGGCAACCAGAGGAAGCTCGTGGGTTGGTATCAAGCATGGCTCGATCAGTCCTCTCCATTTGGACGTTTAGGCGATTACAGAGTCAGTGCCGACCAACCCACAGCGACTTGGAAACCAGAGAACAGTGAGCGCTATCGTATGACGCCAGCTCAGAAAGCCGAGATCGCAGCTCTACAAAAACAAGCCGAGGTCAAATCCGCTGAGAAATATTCACAGGCCGCGAAGCGATCGCAGTCGATTTGGGACCAATGCGAGGACGTGATTAAACATCCCTACCTGGAAAAGAAGCAAGTTTTGTCCTATGGTTTAAAGAAAGACAAACACGATAACCTGGTGATCCCACTCAAAGACAATCAAGGCTCTATCGTTGGTCTACAGTTTATCGCAGCCGATGGCTCAAAGCGTTTCCTTACTGGTTCCAAAAAAAGCGGTAGCTTTTTTCTTTTAGGAAGAGAGATCTTTAAAACAAGCGACAGCTTGAATTATGCCGAAGGCTATGCCACGGCCGCATCCATATATGCTGACCGCTCACAGCCTGTCGTCGTCGCATTTGACGCTTACAACTTAATCAAGGTCGCAGAGGTCATGTATCAGTATTTTCCGAAGCACAAACACATATTCGTGGCCGATAACGATGATAGTAAAACAGGCGAGAAGGAAGCGAAGAAGGCGGCAGCCTTTATCCAAAAGAGTGGCGGTTACGCCGAGATCCAGATGCCGGAAAGCCAAGGCGATTACAACGACCATAAGAACGAAGTTGAAGTCGTCGAAGGCGAGGTGGTCTTGCAGAAGATTGACGTGCCTGTTGAATACGATTTCAACCGCAATGCAAACGGCAGATATTTAAACACCAAAGACAACATCAATGGCGTATTGATGACACACGGCGTCGATGTTCGATACAACGTGATTAAGAAGAAGATGGAAATTGACATACCGAACATGGAGTTCATTGCCGACATGTATGAGGAAGCCAGTCTCATTGAGATCGAAGATCGTTGCATCAACATGGGCATCCCACACACCAAGGTCAGAGATTATCTCAAGGTCTTGGCCAGAGAATACAACCCGGTCCGGGAATGGATCGAGAGCGAACCTTGGGACGGCACGGATCGACTGCAAGCCTTCATGGATTCGCTGGTCACAGAAGAGTCGGCGCAGCTGAAAGAAATGCTGCTGAAAAAATGGTTAATCAGCTGTGTGGCCGCAGCATGTGAAAAGAATGGCGTGGAGCTCGAAGGCATCCTGGTCCTCCAGGGCGCTCAAGGACTCGGTAAAACCTTATGGTTCAAGCGCCTTTGCAATTACAATAATGGTTGGCTCTTAGAGGGTGCGACGCTTAACCCTTCTGACAAGGACTCTGTGAAGCGAGCCGTGAGTCATTGGATTGTAGAGCTAGGCGAGATCGAGTCGACCTTTAAGAAGTCGGACATCGACCAGCTGAAAGCATTTGTCACGGCGAAGACGGATGAGCTGAGATTGCCGTATGACCGAGCCTTCACGACGTATCAGCGCCGCACGGCGTTCTATGCCAGTGTCAATGCTCGCGAGTTCTTGACGGACACGTCGGGGAATCGAAGATTCTGGGTACTCGCGGTTAAAGACATCAATGTGAATCATGGTGTCAACATGCAGCAGCTCTGGGCCCAGGTCAAAGAGACTATGTATGTGCAAGGCCAGAAGAATTGGTTTCTATCACCGGATGAGCGGGAGCTGTTACAAGACAGCAACGAGGCGTATCGAACACAATCGAGCGTCGAGGATCTGATCTTAGAGAACATCAACTTTGGCAGCACATATACCAAGCCTGTGCAGATGACGAAGCTGTTGCGCGATTTGGGCATTAAGGCCCCGAGGATGCCAGACTTCAAAGAAGCGAATCGTGTGTTACACGAGAGAGGCATCGAGCCGCGCAGATCAAATGGGAAGAAGATATATGATCTCGATTACACCGCTGTTGACGATGGAACATCGAGCGGATCCGGGAGTAATTGGAATGATTGATGCACTGTTGACAGGGTTAGGTACACTGATATTGGTGGCATCGGTGGTCTTGCTGTGTATATTGCTGTATGCAATCTTTAGCAATGATTAGCCATTTAAAGCAATGGGTTGCACAAGAAGGGTACAGTAAAGGGTATAGCAAAGGGTATGCTGAAATCCTTTATCTATGCGGTTTATAGGTCTTATTAGTGTATAGTGTATATATATATAAACATATTATTAAATAGTGGTTATAAGACTGTATTCTTATGGGTTACACAGCGGGTATTTAGAAACAGCTATACACTACCCTCTGTGCACTGTCTTGAATTATGAAATGAGGTAAGATTAGATTATGCCAAAAAGAAAGCCTAAGAAACCAATGGTTAATGCACCGCTTCAATTCGAGAAAGATGAGGAGCATAAGTTGACCGAAATGCAAGTCAGCTTTGTCTGGCATTACACCGAAGGTGCATGCGGTATGACCGAGGCGGCCAGGAAAGCTGGGTACGAGTTCCCGAGTCAAGCTGCCAATAAAATGCTGAACGGCAAAGACTATCCGAATGTGGTTAAGGCTATCCGGATCAAACAAGATGAGCTTCGGGAGAAGTATGCGATCACACCACAAAAGACCGGGACGATGTTGTGGAAGATCATGGAGAGTGCTTACGATAATGGCCAGTTTAATGCTGCGGTTTCAGCGATCAAAGAGCTGAACCAACTCGGCGGACTGTCAATCAATCGGTCGCAGAACATCAACATCAACGCCAACCTGGAGAAGATGTCCAGGGATCAAATCAAGGAAAGATTGGGCCAGCTGCTCGGATCTGATGCGTCGACTTACTCGGACAAGGATAAGTAAAGAATAAACTTCGTTATGGCCCTCTCCCGTAGATGAGCTC